AGGGATCCCAAGTGGATTTTGTGGGAAAATGTCCCAGGTGTTTTGTCGTCCAACGGAGGAAAAGATTTTGGAACCTTCCTCGGGGCGTTGGGCGAACTCGGGTATGGGTTCGCCTACAGGGTTCTTGACGCTCAACACTTCGGAGTCGCACAAAGACGCAGAAGAGTGTTTGTTGTCGGATACCTTGGAGACTGGAGACCTGCCGCAGCGGTTTTATTTGAGTCCGAAAGCCTGCAAAGGGATTATAAATCGAGCAGAGCGAAGAGGCAAGAAACTCCCACCGATGCTCAAGGAGGCGTTGGAGCGACAAGCCCAGATGGAAGACAAACCATCGGGACTTTAAGGCAAAGGGATTACAAGGGGATTGGAAACGATGACCTTGAGTCGGGCAGAGGTCTTGCTATTGAAATCAAAGATGTCAGTTGCGCAGGAGGGAATTTAAGTCCCTGCGTTACGAGCAAATGGATGAAGGGCTATGGCGGGCCGAGTGGTAGCAATGAAACGGGGAATATGGTTTATGAGCAAGTCGCTCAACCCGTACCGATAAATACAATGACTGTAATGGGAAGGCCATCGGATGAATTAAATCCAAGAATGGGTATTGGCATAGGTAATCCAAACGACCCATGTCCTACGCTAACAAAAGCACACCATCACGCAGTCGCTCAACCCATTGCCGTGGACACCTACAACTACACCACAAACGAACACACAACGCAGACGATTCGTTCACAAAGTGACACCGAGCATATTGGAGCGGTGTTGCAGACAATGGCTATCCGTAGGCTGACCCCAAAGGAGTGCGAACGGTTGCAGGGATTCCCCGATGATTGGACGAAGATTCCCTATCGCAACAAGCCTGCTGACCAATGCCCCGATGGGCCGAGATACAAGGCTTGCGGTAACTCAATGGCCGTGCCCGTGATGCGGTGGATTGGAACGAGAATACAAATGATTGAAAACTACTTAAACCCCTAACCCTATGCCCTGGATACGACCCCAAGACCAAATGCCCGAATTTGACGAACCCGTCCTAATTACCGATATTGAAGGACTGCAAATCGTTGCTTGGCGTGATGCGTACACTGGTAAGTGGCACTCCGAGAATCACGCTTGGTTTACCAGCGAAGTCACCTACTGGATGCCCATTCCCGAAATTGTTTAAGCCATGACCCCAGCCCTCATACACCACCTCGTTGACACCACGGCGGCCATCTTCGGCATCACGCCCGACCAAGTGCGCTCCGCATCACGGGAACGGCCCTGCGTCATCGCTCGGAACATCGTGGCCGACATTGCCTACAACGAGTACCTGTTCACCTACATGGCCATCGGCAAGGAACTGAACCGCCACTACTCCACGATTATCATCAACTTGGAATCCTTCCACAACGACTGCAAAGCGAAGCCCCAACTGCGGTACCTACGGAGGCAAGTTTTCAACAACGCCCAAGAGTATTTGCAGACGGCAGAAGGGGCTTATATTACTGATAATCTGCAACTTCCGAGGCAAGAATAGGGCCAAACCGCCCAAACACCCAAGGAGTCGGCCTAACCGCTGACCCTTTTTTTTTGCAATCTTTGTGCATGGCATCCGCAGAAACCGTAATCCTTGACATCTACCGCACGGGCGAAATCCGAAAAGCCTGCCTCACGATTACGGGAGGCGACCCGCTTTGGAGGGACTTGGAGCAAGAGTGCGTGCTGATACTGCTGGAAAAAGACCCCGCCAAAATCCTGCAAATCCAGTCGCAGGGGTACTTCAAGTTCTATGTGGTGCGCCTACTGCTCAACTTGTACCGAGGCAAAAACAACCAGTTCGCCCAAAAGTACCGTCACCACGACTTGCTGGAGGAACTGGACCCCGATTCGCCCATCCCCCAGTCCGAATACGATTCTCTGATGGATGACCTGTGGGCCATCGCAGAGGCCGAGATGGACACTTGGGCCAAGGATGGGGCGTTCCCGTACGACAAGGAACTACTGCGCCTACACCTGCGGACGGGTAACATGAAGAAACTGTCCCGTGACACGGGTATCCCGTACCGCTCCATCATTTACTCAATTGACCAAGCCAAGGCCAAAATCAAGGCCGCCATTCAATCCCATGGACACGCTGATATTTCCCCTGCTGATAAGTAGTTTGACCGCCCTCGCCATTGCGGAGTACCATGTCCTGCCCCAGGCCTGGTACAAGACCTGGTTCGCAAGACACAAGCCGTTCTCCTGCGTCACCTGCCTCACATTTTGGGTAGCGGTCCTGCTCACCTGGTCCACCTGCGGTTGGGTTCTCGCCCCCGTGTACGGCCTCGCCTCTGCGGGGTTGACGGTTGTCATTCTCCAAGTCACCAACCGATGACCCAAGACGAGTTTGTCCTTGCGCAAAAACACCGCCACTATTGGGAGCAGTACCAAGCCGCCTTGTTCATGCGGTTAAGCCCCGAAGCGGTCCACGACCTGCAGACTATCCTCGTGGCCCACGGACGACCCAACACGAATTGGTGGTGTGCGGACTGCGTAAAATCGGCCCTCCAATACATTTACCAAGAGGCGGACCAGTTCGCCGAAGCCAACCAGCAGACCGTTACCCATGCCCTTACCAACACCAACCCAAGCGGAAACCAAGAATGACTTCATCACCCGTTGCATGGGCGATGCGTCCACAAATTCCGAGTTCCCCGACCCAAGCCAACGAATGGCCGTCTGCGCTCACCTGTACGCTAACGAGCAGCGTCAGCGGTTTGAGTCCTATGCCGACTATGGCGAAGGTGTCCGCAATAACGCCAAGCGGGGGATTGAACTCAACGAGCGCAACGGCAACAAGTGCGCAACCCAAACTGGTAAGGTCCGAGCGCAGCAGTTGGCCAACGGTGAGGGGGTATCGCTTTCCACGATTAAGCGGATGCACTCCTACCTATCCCGTGCGGAAACCTATTACGACAACGCTGACTCTACCAGCGACTGTGGCTACATCTCCTACCTCCTATGGGGCGGCAAAGCGGCCCTCGGATGGTCACGAAATAAACTACGTGAACTTGGCGAACTCAACTAAAGCCCCCAACGAAGAGGCCCAAGTCCAAGCCCGCATGGATTCGCTGATGATGGTCATCACGACCCTCTGCGACTGCATTGGTGCGGTGGACGATTCCAACTCGCCCAACGCCTTTGCGGTGAAGATGAAAATCGTGGACAAGATTGATTCGCTCATAGACAAAATAGAATACTGATGGCAGGCCGTCCCCCAATATGGAATACCCCCGAAGAACTATGGGAGGCGTTTGAAAAGTACAGGGCCGAGAACAAGGCCAACCCATACCGAGTGCAGGACTATGTCGGAAAGGATGGGGTCATGGTTTACAGGGACAAGGAGCGGCCTATCACTTTTCGGGGCTTTGAGGGATGGCTTGCGGAGAACGGGGTCTGCTTTGACCTTTCGGACTATAGGAAGGGCACATCGGAGATGCACAAAGAATTTTCCCCAATCATTACACGCATACGGGCCACCTGCGACAAGGATATGCTGGAGGGTGCAAGTTCGGGTGTTTACTCGGCCAACATCGCCTCCCGCCTTCTTGGCTTGGTGGACAAGCAGGAGAACACCGTCACCATCGAGCAGCCGCTTTTTGGCGATGGACTTTAAGTACACCACCGCCATCCGCAAAATTCGGGCGATGACCGCTCGGAAGAAGGTGATACAAGGCGGCACAAGTGCGTCCAAAACCTTCGGCATCCTTGCGGTCCTCATTGACCACGCCGCTCGGTTTCCTAAGTCGGAAATATCGGTCGTGTCCGAATCCGTGCCCCACCTACGGAGGGGAGCGATTAAGGACTTCGCCAAGATTATGCAATGGACCCATCGTTGGGTTCCCGATAGGTGGAACAAGACCCTGCTGCAGTACAACTTCGCCAACGGTTCCACGATTGAGTTCTTCTCGGCTGATTCGGAAGCCCGCCTCCGAGGGGCGAGGAGGCAGGTACTCTACATCAACGAGGCCAACAACATTGACTTTGATTCCTATTACCAGTTGGCCATCCGTACCAGCCAAGAAATCTACATCGACTTCAACCCCACCCACGAATTTTGGGCGCATACCGAGGTCTTGCCCGAAAAGGATGCGGAGTTCCTCATTCTTACCTACCAAGACAACGAAGCCCTTCCGGATACGATTCGATACGATATTGAACGAAACCGAGACAAAGCGGAAACCTCCGCATATTGGGCAAACTGGTGGAAGGTGTATGGCCTCGGCCAAGTCGGGACGCTACAGGGTGCGATATACGGGGACTATACGGTGGTTGAGGGTATAGACCCATCCACGATGAAATTCGTCGCCTACGGGCTTGACTGGGGGTTCAGCACGGACCCAACCGCCTTGGTCGCCGTGTACCGCAGGGGTGACGACTTGTTCATTCACGAACTGCTCTACCACCGTGGGCTGACCAACTCGGATATCGCAACAAGGTTAAAAGAGTTCGGGATTACCAGGGCGTGGGAGATTGTGGCCGATTCGGCAGAGCCAAAGTCCATTGAGGAAATCTACCGCCTTGGATTCAACATCAAGCCAGCATCTAAGGGACCCGATTCGGTAAGGCAGGGGATTGACATCGTGAAGCGGTTCAACCTTCATGTCACAAAAGATTCCACCAACCTGATTAAGGAACTCCGATCGTACACTTGGGCGACCGACAAAGACGGGAAGGACACGGGGGTCCCGATAGACTCGTATAACCACGCCTGCGATGCCCTGCGCTATGTGGCCCTCAACAAATTGGCCGTCAGCAATTCGGGGAAGTATCTTGTGGTGTAACTTTACCCCATGAACCTTGAATCCCTCCTTGACCTCGCCTTGGCCGTTGGTCGGGTTGTGCTGGCCTTGGTCTTTATCGGCTGCATCTTAACCCTCCTTTTTACGCAATGAAGTTAATCCACTATTACCACATCTATTGCGGCGGAGGCGGCCAATGGCAGTTAATCATGCATCAACACATGATGGCCCTGTGCAACTACGGATTGATTGAACAGTTGGACGAGATTCGGGTCGGCATCGTCGGCCCTCCCGACCAGCGGAAGGTGGTCAAGGAAATCTTGGACAACTCGCTCGTGGCTTCCAAAATCAAGGTCGTGGTAACCCGCACAAACGCTTGGGAGCAAGCAACGCTGACCGAGATGTACAAGGCGAGCCAAACCGAGGATGCCGCCTACCTGTACGCCCACACCAAGGGCAGTTCCGACCCATCCCTCATCAACCAACTTTGGTGCAGGTCCATGATATTCTTTAACATCGTCGCATGGGAGCGGGCCATTGCAGAACTTGCCAATGTGGACTGCGTGGGAGCCTATTGGCTAACCAAAGAAGAGTTTCCACAAATTGCTGACCACAACAACCCCGACGGATATCCCTACTTTGCGGGGACTTTTTGGTGGGCCAAGTCATCCCACATCCGTGAACTAGGCGAACCCGTAAGGGAACACCGCTGGCAGGCCGAGCATTGGATTGGGAAGCGGGAAGGAATGACCGTTTACAACTCTTGCAAGGGATGGCCAGGTCCCGATAAGTTCGTCATCACATTTTAACCATGGCCAAAATCCCCGTCATCATTACCAACTTCAACCTCTACACCTGGCCGAAGGCGATGGTCAAGAAACTGATGCGGATGCCTGGGGTTGGACCCATCCTAATCGTGGACAACGATTCCACCTACGGCCCCACGCTGGAATGGTATGAGCAGTTGAAACTGGAAGCCAACGAGGTTGCAGTCATCCGCACGGGTGGCAACTTCGGCCACCTTGTAGCATGGCAGGCCCAAATCCCGCAGCAGTTGTTTGACATGGGCTACCCCGACTATATCGTCACGGACCCTGATCTTGACCTTTCGGCCTTGCCTGATGACACC